ACTTCTTTTGATTTTGTCTTCTCTTTATAATGATTAATAGTTTGTTGTAAAAATGTTTTACCTTTTCCTAAATCAGAATGTAAAGTCCATACATCATCTCCCCAATCAATAGGTTCTTCTAAACTAGAAGCAATCTTGTAAACGATTAGGTCGCCATCTACTATCATCACTTTATTTGTGTTGTTGAAAAAGTCATTCATATTTTTCATTTTAGCTTTGTTTGCACTATGCAATTCAAAGTGTTCCTGAGTTAACTCAGTCATAGTTTTATCTCCTTAAGTTTTAATACGTTTGATTTTGGTATTACTGTTGAGTTACCACCCTCATTAACAGTTCCATCTTCATGGAAATTTAGGTCTCCGATGAAAACATATTTTTGTCTTGTTGTAGAAATTAACCAACCCATAGTTATACAAACTGCTGTTTTGGATTTTTTAATTTGTGTTAATGGTGACCACGAACTGTCTGAAACAATGTCACTCCACCAACACATATAAAATTTATATGGAAAGTCATTCTCCTGAATTTCAGGAAGTATTATTTTTTTCTTTTTCATATTATTAAATTGAGTAAATCTTCTTTTGGAATGATGTGACCTTTAGAAGACCAGTTATCTCCACCTGCTTTAATTGGATAAGTCTTCATTAATTTCTTTAGAATTTTGACTGGTATAAGAACCCACACTTGGTCTTTCCGCTTCTCAACCCATAAGCAAATAGCGTAGTTTCTAGATTTAGTAGTGTTAATACCTGATGGTTTTCCTCTACTTTCTATCTCTATATAAACATTGCCTGTCTTCTGACATAGCCTGTCAGTCTTACATTCAACTTTACCTTCTACTGCTTCTTGAAATTCGTTTTCGTACTTCTCGCCAAATTTTAAATCTTTGTCGAAATCAGGTTTAGCTTTAGTGAGTGTCAGACCAGTTTACGCCTACTTTAATTTCACCATCTAATTGGGTTCTGAAATCAAAGAAGTCCTGTGTTTTCTTAAATATTGATTTTGCTATTGTTTTAAATTCTTCTAACTTTTCTTTCTTAACTATGAATTGCATTTCATCGTGAATATGAAGTACCATTGCATAGTCTTCTTTCCATTTGAAACCTGCTTTGTGTAGTTCTTCATTAAGAATAATTGTTCCTTGTTTTACAAGTAATGCACCTGCTGATTGGATTAGTGTATTTAATGAACTGTATTCTGCTCTACATATTAATCTTCTACCATCAATTCCATTTAGATAACCTGTGTTTCTAAATTTTTGTTTTACTGCTTCATTCAACATTGGAATTGCAGGTATCTTTTTATTAAATCTTGCTCTTACTCTTTTGGCTTCTTCAATAGGGACTTCAAGTATTTCACCGAGCTTCTTATCTCCGCAAGAATAAAGGTAAGCATATATAAAAGTTTTAGCCTGAGAACGTGTGGGAAGTCCTGTAGCCTTTTGATTGGCGGTATGAATATCATCTTCAAGAAGTGTTTTCGAAAAATTCCCATTGTCATAATTATGCAGGTAATGCCCCAACACACGCAACTCCAAACCAGAAAAATCAAGACCACACATAACCATATCGGCAGGAGAATAAAATAAGGAACGAAATTCTTTACCATACTCCGAACTACTCGATACACATTGTGCCAGATTTGGTGAGTGGTGAGTACATCTACCTGTAACCGCACCATTTGTAATAACTTTTCCATAAATTTTTCCTTGTTTGTTTAATTTTAAATATGCTTGGTCACCATCACTTAACTGACCTAATCTTTTTTGTACCATCAAGTACTGTGAAATAAGTTTAGCTTCAGGATAAGGAAGTGAGTTTAGAATTTTTTCATTCACCTCTGCTTGTCCAGTAGGTGTAAATGAACTAGGTTTCCAACCTAATACGTTAATTAATCTATCTGCTATATGTTGTCTTGAACTAGGATTAAATATTTCAGTTTTATAAATAGGTACAGGAACACCTGCTGTTATACCCTTTTTCTTATTGTCTCTTTTATAAACTTTATTCCCACAAAACTTTTCCCAAGCAGGAAAGACTAAAGCTAGTTTGTCTTCTAACTCTAGTCTCCGCTTGGTTAGGATAGTATGTAGCGACTGAGCAGTCGTCTCATCAAAATAAACACCATGCTGTTCTTGCTTAATTATCCAATGTGCAAACTTATGCTCTAATTCTATTGCTCTATTAGAGTAGTTTTCTTTAACTATTTTATCGTAAAGTAAATGAGTAACTTCTACATCTCTTTCGCAATACTCAAGCATTGCGTGGTTATATTCAGTAAAATCTGAGTGTTCTTGGTAGTCACCCTTCCTCAACCCACATCTATAACCCCAAGACTCTAAAGAATGTCTACCATATAATTTAGCAGGTAGTTCCTTGTGCTTATAATCATGGTCTAAAAGGTTAGTCCAAATCAATCTACTCATTAACAAAGTATCAAAAACTTGTTTCTTATAAGTAAAGTTAAGACATCTTTTTAGGACTGGTAAATCAAAGCCTAAAATATTGTGGCCTATTATTACTTCAACTTTGTTTAGTAATTCTAGACAATCATTTAAGTTATTAGGATTATATCTATAGACTTCACCAGTCTTTATATCCTTACAAACTATGCAATGAATGACTAAATTATCTTTGTCTAGAAACCCATTTGTTTCTAGGTCTAGTACGATGTTCATAATTTAATTTCCTCTTGATGTAGCAACCACCACAAAAGTATTCTTTTGTTTGGTTATTATTCTTTACGAATATGTCTGACTTCTTCTGACAGAAGTCGCACTTAGGTCTGAATGTCATATTAATGTATTAAATGTATTTTGATTTTGTCTACGCTTGGTAGGAAGTCTGCTACAGACTTAATTGATTTTTCTATAACCTTGTATGCTTCAACGTCACCACACATAATAACTGGGTAAACATTTTGAAATTTAATTGCATTATAGATTGCAGTCATAATAGTTTTACAAGTTTCAAAAACTATTGTTTGTTGCTCTTGAGTTAGTGAAAGATAATCTTGTTTTTCAATTAGAAATGAAAGAATGAACTTCGTCAGAAGTTTATCATTCATCAAAAGTTCCTTCGGTAAGTCTACCTGTATCTTTATTGTAAATTAAATTACAAGCTATTCCTGTGTCACCTGAGTATCTATTTTTTAATACTCTAACTTTCATAACATTGTTTTGAATTTCATCTTGTTGGTCACGTTCAAAGGCAATCACTTCGTCAGCAAGTGTTGCTAAACTATGACTGCCCCTGAGGTGAGAGAGAGAAACTTGTGTACCTTCTTCGTGTCCTTTTCCTTCAGGTCTTTTTAAATGTGATACTAAAAATAATGCACAACCTAATTCCTCAACTAATTTTCTTAGTTGTGTCATTGTGTTATCTATTAATCTTCTTTCATCACCATCACCAATACCTGAAACGACTATTGAGATGTGGTCTAGAATAATTGTCTTACAATCTAATGACTGAACCATATATCTAATTCGGTTCATCAAATCTTCTGTGTCAGAACTTCCAAAATGGTCGTAAAAGCAAATATAGTTTTTTACTTTATTCCATTCTTCTAAAATTTTTTCGTCAGAAATATTTTGTCTTACTTCTGGTAAATGTATTAATTGATTAAGGCCTACAGATACTATTCCTCTAATACTTCTCTTAACACTTTCTTCTAATGCAATGTAACCAACCTTGTGTTTATTACATATTAAATGGTGTGCTATTTCTCTACAAACTTGTGACTTACCTGTACCTGAACCTGCTGTAAGTAAGACAAGTTCTCCTCGTCTTATTCCACCAAGTTTATTATTAAGACCATTCCATTGGTATGGAATAGTTTCAACAAAGTCATCTTTAAGTAATAAGTCTTTAGTTTGGTCACCTTCAATAATACCCTGTGGTGTGTAGCTTTTAGCTTCCCACATAGCACTAATAATTTGTTCACCTCTACCTGATTGTAATAATTCACTTGGGTCTTTTGCAGGTAGTGTTGCAATCTTAACTTTTTTTACTGGTAAAATATTTGCACATTCAATGACAGCTTGTTTTCCTGCTTCATCTTCATCGTACATTAAAATAATACTGCTAAATTTTGAAATCCAACTAAGTTCTTTTTTAATAAACTTTTTAGCTGAAGTAGCACCTGATGGTACTGACACTACAGGATACTTATTACCTTGAACTTTACTTACACTAAGTGCATCTATCTCACCTTCAGTAATAATTAGTTTTGATTTATCTCCGCCATCTCTCCAAATGTTTTGACCAAATAATGTAATTTTATCTACATCACCTAACCAAATAAATTTTTTATCTTGAAATCTTAATTTCTGTGCAACAATATTATAATCTTTGTCATAGTAGTTTGCGATATGCACAGGCTTACCATTGTAAGTACCTGTTTGATAATTAAACTTCTTACAAGTTTCACTATCAATTTTTCTACTTGGTAACGCTTCTACTATTCCTTCAATCATATCTTCTACTATCTTTTTCTTTTTATAATTAGGTAACTCTCCATTTAATTGATTGTACTGTCGGCAACCGAAACAATATGTATGGTCTTCCCATACGCCTAGATTGTCTCGACTGCCACAGTTCTCACAAGGACTATGATGG